CTTCTGCATAGCTCAGGAAATCCCACCATTCGCGGCCAGTGACGATCAAGCAGCCGTGGACCTGTGCCAAGTGCTGGGCAGGAACAACGCCCTCACGCAGCCAGCCAACGTGCGTGTGATGTCGTGGCGACTTGCACTCCAGCCCACCGGGTTGACCAACAAGCCCGTCAGGCGAACACCCAAACCGCTCGTCGTCGGTTAGTGCGAAGCCGATCTGCTCAACCGAAACGTCCCGCTCAAACTCATAAAAGCGGCGCGCGGTCGGCTCCATCGTTGACCCCTCGGCCATTGCGGTTGTGATGCGATCATCAACGTATCCGTAACAAGGCCGGTATCTGTCGGCGATCAAGTCGTTAATGTACGAATCCGCACCAGCCGCATACTGCCATTTGGCGGGAGTGATGATCCGGTGAAAGTCGGAAGCTGTCGGAACACCGCGTCGCTGCTTAAACCATTGCGGCGTGTATTGTTCAAAGTTGAAGATTTTCATTTGCTGTACTCGTCCGCCTTTGCTCGCAGTTTCTTTAAAATCAACTGGAACTTTGTTTTAGGAATCTCGGGGATTGTTTCGACCTCCGCGAGCGTAAGCATTCGCATGACAACACCCGCCCTGTCGTCGGGGAAGATTCGCTCAAGCTCTTTGTTGATGGCCGCAATCTCACCTTCGTTAATTCGCTCAGCACCCGCTCCGTTGCCGTCGTTGTCCTCGTCGAGAACAGCCACATTAAAAATCATCAACGTCAGATAGCGGCGAGCGTAGCTGATCGTTGACCCCATCGCCTGAATCGGTGTCTTGTTCGCACCGCCCGCCAGCCCTTTGAGGTCCAGCGGAAAGTTCCCTTCAAACTTCTCGACATGTCCGCCCGAATGACGGCACTCGCAAGAGATATGGCAATGGTCCGGCAGGGCGTCGGGCAGCGTGCCGAACGACAGCGAAAAGCCGTGCTTGGAATAGACCGGCTTGATGGCCGCATCGACAGTTTCCAGGCGTGCGTACTTGCTCTTGAGATGAGAGTTGAGCTTGTCGCGGATGACTCCCGGCATTTCTCGCTGGGCCTCACTCATCGCGGCGTTGTACGCTTCTCGTGCGCGGTTGGCTTCCCAGCGTTCCTGCATGGCCAGTAGCTTTTCCAGTTCGTCGGCACCGATGCCACTGGCCACAGCGTTCTGAATAATTGTCATCGGCGTGGCAGATACCACCGCCAATTGATTCGGCTCGGCAATCATAGGTTCCTCGGTTATTAGTTCTTTTTGTTTCGCGGCCATCACTTCACCCCCACTTCACAATGCTGCTCCGCCACATCGGCCAAGCGTTTCGTCACGTCATCCCAACATTCGGTGTCATTCAGCAGCGGCCACGCGGCCTCCAACGCAACGTCCAGGTCGCGGATTTTCACCAGTAGTGAGTCCCGCACCGTCTGGCAGTGCTCCCACATTTGGTCGGTCCTGGGGTCGGGTTCGTTGGCTTTAATCACAGACCGTCGCCTTCCTGGAATTCGACTTCGATGCAGGCCGTAGCGCCCGAAGTATCTTCACGCCCACTGGCCAATGCTTGTTCGCGAGTGGCGTAAATGTGCGAAGCCTGATAGTGGTAGCAGTGTCGTCCACGATCACCTATCAACACCCAGCCCTTGTGCTTCACGGGGCGAGGGATGAGTTCGGCTTCGCATTCACCACAGCCAAAAGAGCCTGTTTTTTTCCAGTGCGATGCATAGTCATTGCCATGTATCCAGCCGACAACCGGAAACTTTAAGTTGTCGTCTACTACAAAAATACGCACCGCCCGCCCGTCTCGCGTCGTGAAACCTTCCGCCCAATTCGCTGGGTCTTTCAGCAGTTCTTCAACAGTTTTCATCTCGAAGCCTCCATAATTCGCTCAACGCACTTTGCAGCTTCTGCCTCAGTGGCAAAGTCAAACCTATCGCCATAGTCGTCGCCATCGGCGTCGTAAAAGAAATTCACCTGCCAAGGTTTGTTTGGGTCACGCCTATCGCTTTCATACACGCAGAACGAAGCCACTAACTCCAGGTTGACCCAAATCTTGCGTTCCTGGTCAGGTCGAAAGAATTTCATCCCGCCCTCACAGTCTGCTCAGCCACAGCCTGAGCGGCATCGGTCGCCACAACGTCGTCAAGGTCGCGGAAGCCGGGGACGATTGATTCCATGAAGGCTTCGTTTTCCGTGGCGAGAATGGCAGACTCAAGCTGTTCGGCCTTGTGATACGCAGCAGCGGCGTCACATTTGTAGCAGTCCTTCCGCAACCCAAAAGCCTCATCGGCTGCTCGGCTGGCCCAGTCGTCACCCTCTTTCCGCCACTCATCCACAAGTGCTTTGAATCTTTCCATGTCGGTACTCCCTAAAGAATCCTGATAAGTAAAATCACGCCTGCCAGTTCCACGAGTGTGAAAAACACAACCGTGGCAAAGAATGAATGCGGGCCGCTGTGCCAGTCGCCGTGGTCGAGGTCGGTGTTCATTTCTGTGACTCCAGGCCAGAGTTACCAATCACCCACTCAGTAATTTTGTCTACACAAAGCGAACACAGCGGCCCGATGTCATTGCCATTGGACTCAATGTAAATGCTGTCATCTTCGCAGCGTCCTGTTGGCTCGTCGCATAACTGGCAGAGCTGCAATGTGCCTGGGTAATTACTGGCGTTCCATCGCTCGTGCTCGTTCTGATCCATTGCGTGACGAACGCCACCAGGCCAAGTATTTCCTGTGTTCATGTCGTTCCTTTCTCGCGGGCAGAGAGCATCGCGTCAGCTAGATAAAATGCGTACCCCGCAAGCTCATTGTCTGAGTGCCAATCTCCATTAGCGGCTAAGATTCCCGTCAGTGCCGCTGCGGCAAAGTAGTCACGAACTGAAAGCCCGCCCGTGGCTATCGTGACTGTCCGCGATTGACCGTAGCCTCCGTTATCGGTGAAGCGTTCTTCTTTACGTTCACCTTGTGGAAAAGCCGCTCCGCCGTCTTTTATTGCTTCGCTCATAGTTCGTTTCCTTAAATCCCCCCAGCAGTGCATCCGTTCACCGTCCGTGAGCTGCTGAGAGGTTGGGGAGGGGTTAATCCTTTACGGCTTCCTTACGGCGTTGGCTGCTTTAATTGACACATCGCGACAGTCGGCCTCCACCTGCGAGTTCTCCAGCATGGTCTTCACCTGCGAGTTCTCCCGCATGGTCTTCACCTGCGAGTTCCCCCACATGGTCTCCACCTGCGAGTTCCCCAGCATGGTCTCCACCTGCGAGTTCCCCAGCATTACAACTCGCGAGCCTCGCATCTCTTTGATGAGTGCCTTGTCCGCTAAGATGTAAAAGCCGCCAAGCAACATGTCGCGAGTATCGGTAACGACAGCGTTCGCGATGATTTCACGCATTTGCTCAAAAGCATCGAAACGCTTCGCATCGTCAAACCAAGCGGGAACTTCGTGTTCATCGACGGTTTCTTGCCACTTTGCCATATCAAGCACAAACGGTTCCGGTGGAATAAGCTCAAGTCGCACAAACTGTTGAACTGGTGCATCGGTTTGGCGTGCCTTGATTCCGTATGCGGCCATTAAGTCCGAATGCGAGTCGGTGTATTGTGGCTGACAGATTAAACGTCCGTCGCGAGTAAAAATTGCGGAGAGAAAATTGCACATTGTTATTTATTCCTACTAAGCCAGTGGATGTTTCGGTGCGTTCACTTCAATACACGCCTCGCAGTAGGGCCGCTCGTTGATGCGCCCTGCCATGAGCGGCAAGTTAAAGTTTCTCGCCATCTCCAAAGTCACTTCGCTGTTCGATTGGCCGACCAGTTCGGCAAAGCGCGAGGCACACTGGACGATGAGCGTTGTGCTGCCGAGGGTGGCTTCGATTTCGGGGGCAACTGAGAAGTTTGCAGCGACCATGTTAAATCCTTTTAACCTAAGTGACTCACTAACCGACTAACGCAGCTTCCGACTCTTGTCGATCAAACATCGTTTCAATGTCCTGCCCGTGCCCAGCCACGACAGCCGCTTTGGCACAGTTCTTAACCGCCTGAGAGAAATACTCCGGCTTCAATTCGATGCCGACTCCCTTGCGACCCAAGTAAACGGGTCCGCAGACTTCGCTGCCAACTCCCATAAAAGGCGTCAAAACTTTCTCGCCGGGATTGGTCCACATCTGGCAAGCCCGCTCGATAACGTCGAGTTGCAGCGGATGCTGGTGTCGCTCGTCGTCCTCGCCCTTGCTTTCTTCGTAAGGCACAACGCGGTCGAGTCTAATGTCATCCCAGAAGCAACTTGCGTATTGCCGCCAAATCCAGTGAGAATAGCGGTTCTCGGTTTGCTTGCCTTTGAATCCTCTTAGGTGACGAATGTCGGCTGGCATTTCACGCGAGCCGGCGTAATTCAGGAAGCCGTGATCGTGCGTGACGGGTATCGGGTTTTCGCCTTTCTTGCGAAATGGAATCAGATAATCCCCGGCAGCAACATTGACTAGCGTGCAATCTTCAACGGTCTGTCGGTGCGTTAGTGCTTTTTGCATCGTGCGATTGCGAACCTCGAGCGGTTCTTTCCAAATGCAGATTCTCGGCAAATAGTCGAAGCCATGCTTGCGATGCAAGTTGATAATATCGCCTGGGAAGTCGCTATATCCGGCAATGTTTGCGCCAGCAATGGGCACATCCATACAATGCACAGCAGCAATCCGCCCCGGCAACAGCACGCGGGCAATCTCAGAAACAATAAACTCGTAATGCTCGAAAAACTCTTTGTATGTTCTCGCGTTCGATAAGTCGCGGACGCTACTGCTATAGTTGTAAAGGCAGCCACCATTCTCAGTGGCGAATGGCGGACTGTAGACCGCCATATGGATAGATTCGCTGGGAATCTTCGGCAATACTTCGCAGCTATCGCCGTTATAGATTGCGTAGTGATCGGTGATGACTTGGTTATTTACAGCCATGATGGGATAGACTCCTTTTCAATGAAGCGGTCGAGCTTCGTAATATGTTGCGGATCGTTCATGTGTTTTGTGAGAGAATCAAACATCGCGTCAGCTTGCATGGCCTTGCGTTTAAGATTTTTCAGCACACCCGCTTCGCCTTCGCTAGCGACAACGTGGATATTTACTGGATTGGTTTGTCCGAACCGCCAGCAGCGGCGGACGAGTTGGTAATACTGCTCAAAGCTGTGCGATGGGAAAACAACCTCATGGCAACAGTGCTGCCAGTTCAATCCCCAGCAGCCTATCTTGGGCTTGGTAATCAATCGTTGAATGCTGCCCGACGAAAAGCCCTCGAAGATTTCTTCCTTCTGCTCATCGGGCATTGAGCCGGTCACCTGGACGCTGTTGGCAATCGTTTTCTCAAGTGCCTTGCCTTCGTCGTTGAGTTCACACCAGATCGCACTCGGACCATCGTGTGCCTCGACAAGTTCGCAGGCTTTTGCAACACGTTCGGCAATTGAGTTGCGACGTTCTTCGCGTTGTTCGGGCAGGCGTTTCGCTGGGAGGGAAAACAAAAAACCCTCTCGGCACTTCAATGCGTTTACGATATGCTCATGCTCGTGTAGTGGCGGCAGATCGAAGCCGTCATCATCAAAGCCGATATCGCTGGGATTGCGGATGCAGCGTGCCCACGAACAAACCCACGACCAGAACGGATGCTCGGCGTGGCCACGGAAGCGGTACTTTGTACGACCCCAGCCGAGGTCGTCCTTGGTGGTTTCTTGCTTGAAAAAGGTCGTGATCATGTCTCGGAAGCCAAGATAGCCTAACGCTTCCGACGATGTTCCCAGTTCCCAGTAGTCATTCGGTGCGGCTGTCGCGGTCCACAGCGAGCGGAACTTAATGTTCCGCATAAAGTCGGTAACAATAGATTTGGTGGCAGACTTAAAATCTTTGATCGCCGAGGATTCATCTCCGACAACGCCCGCAAATTGATCCGGGCTGAATTTGTGAAGCTGCTGGTAGTTGGTGATGCAAACTTGCGGCTTGCCTGTGATCGAGCCATCCCGCGAACGCTCGGCGTCGATGCCAAACTTTTCCGCCTCGCGTAGCGTCTGTGCCCCCACAGCCAGCGGCGTTAGTAGCAGCACAGGGCGATTGGTATGCTTCACAACCTGATCGGCCCAAGCTAGTTGCATGGCCGTCTTGCCAAGTCCACAGTCCGCCAGCACAGCGGCCCGCCCCTTTGCCAGTGCCCATTCGACGAGACTCGCCTGAAATGGAAAGAGAAAGTCAGGCGGCGTTGCTTTGAATCCATCCATGCCGGTCCACTTGGCACGACCTGTCAGAAACTTTCGATAGTTGGCCGATATGGCTTGCATGATAAGTCCGTTAGTTGATTGAGTAAGTTCTGGCCCGCCGCTTTCGCTCGTCCTCGTGAACTTGGATCACGTCGGCAAGACTGACTCGGCGGCGTCGAGCGATAGCGTGGAAGTGTCTGGTGAGTCCCGGCCCTGTGGCGTCGGATATGTCGCGGAGGATCGCTTTGCGTTTCAGGCGGTTCATGGCGTCAGTCCACAAAAAAACGCCGCAAGCGATTGCCAGCCCTGATCTCCAAACCATCTAAGTGGCTTGGATTGCGACGACCTATTGGGCTGACAACCGCTTAAAGCGCTTCCACTCTGCTCGTTGTTTGGTCGTCGCGGTTGTTAATCTATCGGCTCGGTTTGCCGCCGTCCAGATCGATTTCGAAGAATTTTACAGATTTTCTACTAGGCACAATAGATTGTGGTTGCTAGTCATGTGCTGGCACAATAGATAGTTCTAGCCGTGCTCTACGGCATCGGCTGGGGGTTGTGGGAGCTTTTTAAGTTGGTGGTGGGGTGGAGTTAGGCATTCGCCGGATTCAGTTCGCACAGCCGACAGGCTCGATACAGCTTCGCCTCATCCCGTGCCAGCCACTTCTCGTTATCGAGCGGCACAAGCGTTGGCAGGCATCTTCCGTAAACTTCGCAACTGTGCGCAGCGTGGGGTTGCTCGTGTTCTTTTTTGGTGCATCCGCATTTGACTGTGACTGTGATTCCTTCGCGTTCGATGGGCGGGCCGAGATGGGGGCATGACACTGTGCATGTCCGAACTGGCATGGCTTCAAAAGACTTTCGCAGAACATACCCACAGGATCGGCATTGCCCACCCTTTTTGAAGTCCGTGAAATCACATTTATTAAATAGAGCCAATGGTCGCATCGCCTCCATATTGGCACGCTTCAAGCGTGTCTGAATAAAGCGACATCGACCCCAATACCTCGCTTAATGTTGCAGGGAATGATGTGTAGGGTATTGTTCGCCTCCACTCAACACCGAATCTACAGCAAACAATCGCAGCATGAACTACAGCGGCCTGTATTAGTAGTGATGCAGTAGGTCCAGGCGGCGAGCAACTAATCGTCAGTTGCATCAGGTGGCCAGCATCGCAAGGATCGTCGGTAAAGCTGTCAATGCAATGCTCGTATCCCGAGAGGGTCTGCCTAAACACTTTACTTGGAAAAGACGAAGTTTGGTCCGCCACAGAAACGATGTACGGACCTACAAAGACAGCACAATTTGGAGTTCCTTCGCACTCTGGATGGGAAGCACCACCACAAGTGCCAGCGGCTAGCGGTGTTGTAAGCGTAAATTCACCGCCGCCATCTACGTATCCCTGGAGCCATGTCAAGAATTCTGCACAAGTCGCAAAAGTTACATCACAACAACACTCCTCCGCATTCATCCGCGCACCATCAACGCGAATCCGCTGCCCACTACTATTGCGCTGCCGTGGCATTAGTCACAAGCCCCATCGTCTTGCCATTCTGCATCGCCGGACGTGGTGGCACCGAGAGATTTGTCGTTGGCACTCCAACCACCAACGATCGATTCGGCGCCGCCATCGTCCGGCTGAACCATGACGAGATTGCCCTTAGTTTCATCGTAGCCCGTGCGGGTGCGAGTCTCGGAAGTCGGTAATAAGAAGTATTCATTTTCGCCTTCGGTGATTAGTGAGCCTGCAACAAAGACGCCGTTGCCTTCACCGATGAAAGATGAAATCGATGGGTTTAATACGTCAACCGCTCGCAACTCCCCATCAACGAAAATCGGATTACCAGCAGAATTGACCAGCAACGCCCCGGCTGTAAATGTGTCGGCGGTTGCGCTCGCGGCTAGCGTTCCGGGTGTCACAACGTCGCTTGCGTCGGTAAGTGTGCCGGTAACGCTGATAGCAGAACTGGCAGGCACAGTACCTTTGATGATCGCTAGGGCACCTTGGACGCCCGACGTGCCGCCGCCAGGGGAGAGGGCGACAACGCACCATTTCGTGCCTGTGCCGGTCGGCTTCCAGACAATCGGCACGCGGCCAGATTCGGCGCTCTGCAGCAGCGTTTCACCATCGGCTAGCGCGGCTTGTTCGTGGTCCTCGTCCGTGACGTTGACTTGTGCCCAGCAGGCGTTCGGGATGTAGCCCCAGCCAACAGACTTTTCGACTTCACTCGTCGTTGTGTAAAACGGCGTGCTGGTGATGGCAAAGAATGCGGTTTCTAAGGCATCTTCGGAAGTTGCTTTACGGCACTTAAATTGAACGCCCTCGTATGGGGCGTTAGCATGTTCTTCTGCCGACAGCACGGGATCGTTGAGTATCACACACATACCCGGCTCAATGATGGTATTCGTTGAGCCTAGTGGCGTGTCGTCATCATCCCAAACGAGTTTGACCGTAGCGGACGCCGCAGGAGGCGGAACAAACACCGCAGGCTGAGTCGGCACAATGTCTTGCCGCTTGTTGTAATCGTCGATCAGCGCATTGAGAGTGCCGCCCGGAAAAGTGCCGAGCGGTTGACCGATCACAAATCTCTTGAGTTTGCCGCTCACTAGGTGACTCCCGGCAAATCAAGAATCGTGGTGTAGTCATCTTCCGGCCAGACTTGTCCGACGACTGCAAAGATAGATTGCGTTTCGGTTATTTTGTTTGTGGCGTTCCAGACTTCACGGTCCAACGTCCAGTAGTAGCTATTGCCTTTGAGTTCGGGGATAACGATTCCGCCGCTAATCTCTACGCTGGTTTGCAGCTCGTTGACGCCAAACACATACCGCAAAGTCCAGTCGTCGGGAGTTCGCTGCGCGAGATCGAACATTACCAACTGGAGGCAACCGGCTGGCTGGTCAAGGTAAACGTCATCGTTGCACGCCCCCTTGGCGATCAATGCCGAGACGGCCTTGACATAACTGTCGGTAATGTCCGCGTTCGGTGCAAAATAGTTGTAGGTGAAGAACCGCGTGAATGGTTGGATTGTTGCGCCGGGCTGACTGACGACACGCCCCGGTTGCGTGGGATTGATAAGCCACTTCGTTTGCTCGTAAAGTGATGTAACATCACCCGAGCTATCGTAGACCCCCAGCGGCGCAAGGAATTGCGTCATAAACTTGGGCTTAACTTCGTAGGGTCCGCCGTCGATTGTGAGCGTCCCCATTTCAGGCGGAACCGGTCGCCGCAACGAAGTCAACTGCCGATAGCGATAGTTAATCGTGACATCGTAAGCGTAAGGCGAAAGCTGCTCGACGCTGGGGGTTGTGTCCTGGGCGATGCCAAAGAAATCGGCCGGCGCGTCGAGTTGCGCGCGGTCAACCGCCTGCGATTCGGTGATTTCCGCCGCCGCGTCATCCCAGACCGTGACCGTGACCGACATCGCGTCGACGGGTCCGCTTCTCTGTCCGACTGAACTTAGCAGCGCCATCGCTGGGTTTTCCTATTTGGCGGTTGGGGTGAGGGTGATTATCATGGGGGGATGCGAAGGGAAATCTATCTCGGGTTGCATTCGATTAACGCTACGCTGTGGCTTGTCTTTGGGGCTCTTTGTGCTGTGGTTGGTAAGCTCGATTCTTCGATTAGGGGTGAAGATTGGCGGTATTGGGGTGGCATGGCGATCATGGTTGGGGCAATTGCAAAGCTTTCTATAATCGTGAGACGTTTTGCTATGGTTCTTGGTGAACCGAAGCTCAAGAAAAATGGACCACTGAAAAGCCCGCCTCTCGACGTTGACTAATCGTTGCTAATGTAAATTCCTCCGTCATTCACTCTTGCGACAAGCTCGCCGATTCCGCGGGCAACCTTGCCAACGGCTTCCAACTGCTGGGCCTGCAATGTGTTCGATTCTTCCGCAGACCTTCGCTGCTTATCAAGCACATCAAAAATCTTTTGCTGCTCTTGCTGAGCTGGCGTTCCGCTTGGCCCCTCAAGTGCTGGTATCCACGGCATGCTCCGGTTCCGTGCCGTTGCTTCGGTATCCATGAATGTGTCGAGGCCGTAGGCTTGGCCAATTTCCAAAGCCCTCATCACCTGCCGTATTCCGTTTGGCAATTCGTTGATTCTGCTAATGCGCTCTTCACGCTGTGCGTTGTAGATATTCCGTGCCGTGCCTTCGTCTATCTCTTTGTTGGCTCGCGTTTGCTCTTGCTGTAATGCCAGCCGTGCGGCTCTTAGGTTTGGGTCTGCTGATTCGGCGATATTCAACTTATTGATCGCCACGCGGTTGACACCGCCCTGACCAGACGCAATTGTCGCCGCTGCAAAATCAGAAGCACCGCCGCCCGTCAAGATACGGAAGGCATTTACAGCTTCCTGCCGTCCGCCCAAAAGTGAATCACCGCGCAGATCTTCGCCAGCAGCAACCCGTTTCTGGATTTCTGCAAGGGATTGGGCCAATGATTTGCCTTCAAATCCACCAGCCTTATCAAGCGACTTTAGTAGGGATGCAATTAAAGTTCCCGCCTCCATTTCGGAGCCAGTAGCCTTTGCCAGTGCGGCTGTCGAACCCATTAACTCATCAATGCCGACTCCAAGTGCAGCCGCCCCCGTGCCGCCACGAGAGGCACCAACAAAAAGCTGTTCAATACTTCCAGGCGAATACGCACCTGCGCCAAAGCCACGATTGACAATATCTTGCATATTGCCGCCGAGCGTTGACTGCAAAGTTGCCGCCGCCTTAGCCATGTCGCCAGCATTGCCAACTAAACCGGCCGATCTCATGCGAGCAAAGAACGCACGGTCGCCACGGTTATTCACTCCCGCGTTGATGAGACTAAACAGCGTGCCGGCCGCTTCGTTGCGGTCACGGCCTACCCCGGCGGCGTACATTCCGCGGGATTCCGCCAGCAGTGAATTAAACTGCTCTGGCGTATCGGCCAACTGGGCTAGCGATCCTTCGCTAATCAATGATGACTTGGCATCGTCCGCGAGCTTCTGCTGCTCATCTTTAATCGTCTTAAAGGAAAGAATCACAGCCGCCGAAACTGCCGTGCCGAGAGCTTTGCCCCATTTGGTGACAGCACTCGCATCGAATCCTTTCTTCTGAGTGTCGGCAAGATCGCTGACAGAGTTTTTTGTGTCGTCAACAGCCGTCTTAGCGGTCTTGTAGGTTTCGACATATCTCTTTTGAAGATTAGCCAACGCGGCAAAGGCTTCCGGCGGCGCAGCAGCATCTTTGGTTATTTTGCGAAGCTCTTCGATGCGTTGCTTCATTTGCTGCTGTGGGGTTTTGCTGGCTTCGTAAATTCTCAGAATCGCAGCGCGGGCCTTGTCGGCTTCTTGCGAGTCTTTTTTCAACTCAGCCGCCAACCCCTGCGCAGCTTTCTTCATGTCCTCTTGAGCACGCAAGACAGCGGCTTGGCCTTTAGTTGTAAATACTAGGTCCGGCATTTCAGAGTTCCAGTATTAAGGCCAGTGCATCGGCGGGAGTGGGTTGATAATTTGGCGACAATCCTTTGGACCAAGCCAAGTAAATTAGCCAGCGATGATCCCGTTTTTTTTTAACAAAAATTCGTGAGCGGTAGGAAAGTCAACAACCTGTTTACATGCTTCGAGGATAGTGTCTTCACTTAGTAGCTCAAGCAATGACACCTCGGGGCCAGACATAAAATAATTGGCTTGCAATAGCGATGCGATTGATTCGGAAGCCTCGGAAAATGTTAGCTCTGGAATCGTTTCGTCAACCAATCGATACACCATCGCAGCGGCCAGCCGATCCCCAAGCTCGACTAAGTTGTTGTGACCGCCTTTGACCCTGCCAGGCACCCACTCGCCGGACTCGTCCAAGGCGACATATCGCACAAGCGAAGAAACAAAACCGTTTTCGCCTGAGTAATACGACAGCTTAGGAATGGCCCATTCGTTGCCATCTTCAAGAGCGAACAGAATGCTGGAGAGTCTTTCATTACGCGCCAAACTCTCTGGCGTCGGTCGCTTCGCAGTATCAAACCCGACCCACACTTCCGAGTTGGGAATCTTCCGCCACTGCTGAAACTCCGCCTTGTAGCCCTGGAAAGCGTTGCCGATTCGCTTGCCGTCGAAAAACAACCAGCCCTTGCCGCCCGTGGGTGTGCGCCCGGTGATTTCCATGCTGGCGGGATTCGCGTCGAAAGCGTACCCCAAGCCCAGCCGCTGGCAATCGGCCAGTTGCACGGGGTGCGTCAGTTCTTCGGAAAAGTAGAGAAAACTACTCATCAACGGCCGTCGCTTCCTCAATGGTTACGTCAGCATCGTCGGAAGCCGTCGCCTTATTGGCTTCCAGCAATTTCGCCCAGCGTTTAGAGTGCTTTTCCCAGACTTCACCAAACGCCAATTCAAATTCAGGCCCCAGCGTTTCGCCGTGGTTGTCCCAAATCGTGGCGAGTGCGAATCGCTCCTCATCGGTCAGCCGCGCGAGTGTGCCCTTGGGTTTCCCGCGGTGGGCCAGTGCCTTGGCGGCTTTTTCATCGATCGACATATCTACTCCTAAGCCAGTGCGGTGTCAGTCGTCACAACCAGCGGCACGCTACCGCTCGGCTGCGTACACTTCACCATGATTTCACAAGTCCCCAGGTCTGCGCCCGAGGCGTCAAGGTGCTGATTGATGTAGGCTAAGCCTGCAAACGTGATCTTGATATGCTCGCTCGCGTTCAAGGCTTCCAGTCCGCCAAACGGGTCACGCTTTACGAACGAGATAAACGAATTGGCGTGCGTACACGGCAGCCCAAGAATGGGGATTGAGCCACTTGCCAGCAGGCTTGGATTGTCGGTCACGATCCGAATCATCGGCATGACTTTGACGATCACGATTGCACTCGGATAGATCGAACTGGCGGCCTGCAACACGCGGACTTCAATCCCCGTGTCGAGCGAAACCGATTGCACGGTATCGTTGCCAAGTGCGATGCTTTCCACTTGAGTCGGTCCCAGCGTAAACACTTCATCTTCGATCAGCCCAGACGATGGCAAGGCGGCGTTGTAGACAGAAGCCAGCGGCGCGGCTCCACCGTCAGACAAAGCGATCGCACGAAGCGTGGCGGTAGCATCCCCACCGTTTGCGCACTCGATACCGGTCACAAGCAAGTGGCCATCACCTACCGTGATCGCCATATTATTTGAGCCAGACACGCGGCCATTCGTCCCACAAGCGTCGTGCCCCTGCCCAAAGAGCTTGAGCCCTGAGTTGCTCGTGTTGCTGACACACAGGCCGGTGTGAATCGAAACCAAGTCGAGAATCTGTTCAAGCGCCAACGCCGTCAGATTGAATTCGGAATTTTGAGCGGTAATGAACGCCGTGCGGTCATAGGGTCCACCGGTCGACGGGCTGGAAACTGTGAGCCCTACGTTGTGACTGGCTTGGCTGACGTTCCGCAGATTGACCGCAGCACCCATGCCGTCGTCATAAATTTGGAAACTGTCGATATGAAAACGGCCCATGATTATGCTCCGGTAATGGTGGCTGATTCGACGCGGCGGAAACGAGACGAGCCAGCGACTAGGGCTAGTTCGTACTCAATCTGCGTGACCATGAATTTTGTGAGCGTGCTTAACTCGCGATTGGTAACTCGCCGGATTTCGTCCGACATTTTGATTTTGCTTTTCGGGTTGCTGCGGTTGTACTTTTGCGGCAAGGGAATGATGAACTTGTCGCGCGTGGCGCGGACATAGTTTGGGTTTTGCAACGCCAGCCGCTTGCCTTCGCCGCTGAAAACCAGGGGATCACTGTGACCAAGTTTCCTAAACTTTTGCACGGCATAGAGGCGGCGAGAGGCTTTGTCGAGCTTCACGGCACCCACCCGAAACTCTCCGCGGCGTGGCGTAAAGCCGAGACGCCTGCCGCCTTGCTCGGTGAATCTGTCTTTGAGCATTTCACGGCGAAACAATTTGCCGGTTTTAAGATTGGCCTCTTTGAGCGCACGATTGACCTGGCTCTTGCTCAGAGCTTCAACGCCTTTCAATTTGACTTCGATTTGGAACACTCAATAACCCCATTCCAAAGTCAGCTCGATGCCTTGCCACATACCCTGCGATTTCCAACTATCCCGGTGGTTCAATCCAGGGCCATCCGACACATCGAAAGACTTGACAATTAAACCAACTGTTTCGCGTAAGTAATCTTCAACCTGCACCATCACGTCGCCGATGCGATTCTTAAACCACCGCTCGACCGACGCGGGTACTTCGTTGTTCTGCTCATACTCAGTCACCAACCGTTCGATGTAGATGATGGCTGTGCCGTAAGGGACCATGCGGCTATTCTCAAACCGCCGCCCATACGGACCCTCATCACCTGAGTACACTTGCCCGTAGGCTTTCATCACCGCTAATTCTTCTCGAGTAAAAGCATGGCCATCGGCTGGCCGTGCTACCTGCTCACCGAATATCTTGGCCGCTGCTGCTGTGGCGTCGGATGCCTCCACGATCTCACGAAACCGGGCACTATTGGCCAATGCCGTTGCGATCTTGGCTTCTGCATTCGTCCAACAGTTTGTCGCTGCTTCAATGGCCATCAGCTACGTTGGGCACCACCGCGGCGAATGTCGGTCACATGCCGACGACTCAATCGCAGGTGAGTCCATGCCTCCGTTTCTGATAGGACTTCAAGCACCGTGAACGCTTCACCTTCATGGCGCGGGATACTGACTTCCGCACCGGTCTTGGCTTTGAACTTTCCGAACGATTGGCCACGCGGGACTTGGATCTCAACAACGTCTTCGATCTGGTCCCGTAAGTGCGTGCCGTGCTCGTCCTGAATTTCATCACTGACCCTCAATAGGTGAACAATGACGCCAACTAACTCACGCGGCTCGCCGGTTTCTTCCACATACAGCAACGTCTCCATGTCGCCGAGTGAATTACGTTCGCCGAATAGCTCCACCGCGAACGGGGAGCTAAATTCGGCGACGATTGTTTCAAACTCGGAAGGCATGAGTTAGATCGAGACTTGCGGATTGTGGTACGCTTGGCCAGCGGTGTTCGCTGCGGCGGTTTTCGTCACAAAGCCGAAGTAATAATTGTTCGTGCTCGTGGTCGTAAACTTGTCCGCAGCCGGGTCGTAGTAGACGGTCACGCCCTGGGCGTAGTTCGCCAGCATCGTCCCTTCGTAAATGCCACCGCCAATGGAAACGGAACCACCAGCAACCGCATTCGTCATGGCACAAGTTGCCACGAAGCAAGCAACGCCCGCAGAGTTTCCGGCAATAACATCACCGGAAGCGATGTTTGCGGCCGGCGTGTAATCGATGGCTACTGGCGAGCCACTTCGTAAAGTAAGACCCATGGTTAAACCTCCATTGCTATTGGTGCATGAGCACCGGCTTGTGAATTGATTTGACTTTTGGAAACAAACTGGGAATCAAACGCATCGCCCCAAGGCTGCGTATTTGGGTAGACTTGACCGCCGCGGTGCATCAGTTTGATTTTTCGCGTGCAACCAATTTTCAAACCGAGTGCGTGCAGGTTGCGAGAAAACCACCAGTCTTCGGGCTCGACTTGGGCAAGGTACTTGCCGGTTTTGTTGTCTCTCACGAGACGATCGTTGATCGTGAAGTGAACTTGTGTTGCCCATTCAGGATTGAAGCGGCAAACCCAAAGCCCCGTATTGAGCAACACAGGATGGCCCGTGTCTTCGCTCGTGAACGTCTCGGGGAGCTGGAATATCTCAGTCATTGTCAGTCGGCAAAGTGCCTTCCAATCATCGCCGTCATTGTCATGCAGGGCGATGCTCGTTAGGCCATGATGGTCCTTGATGGGAACCGCCACGCCCAAAACGTCCAAATCGTGAGCTTCCATTTCTTCTATCAACGAATCGAGCCAGTAATCCTCCGGCTCAACGTCGGCGTGCTGCATCGCGAAATAATCAGGAGCGGGATCGCAGTTGAGCGCACCACACCACAAAGCGTTAAAGTTGTTGGCGAGCAGACTGCCTTCCTGGTAATGCAACACGGCGTCTGGTTCACGAGTGGCTTTATAAAAACCACGCGCTGCCCCAGCCGAGAGGCTTCCATACCCCGGCATCCCCAAATACAGCCGTTTCGTTTTGGCTTCGCTCATTACTTAGGTTGTCGTGCGACAATCGCCTCCTGAATCTTCTTTTCGCTGGCTGGTCCGATGCCGTCCAACTCCGCAAGTGAGCCGTGCTCTCGCCCGTAAGCCAGCACGCTCTTAATAGTGAGCAATTCGGCAGCGACCAACGCCTCCACGACGTTCGCGGGTAGGTCGAGCTCGTCGACGGAAGTTTCCAACCAATCGACGGGAGACTCAACCACAACCGGCACTTCGCGTGGTGCGTTCATCGCAGCCCACACTTCTGGATCAACCAACTGTTGCAATCGCAACAGCGACTTGACGCAACCAGCAGGAAGGCTATCGATCTCGACTTCCTGCCCGACTTCGTAAGGCTCGCCATCAACAGTGATGGCGAGCGTGAAACATTTCTTTGGCATGATTTTTCTCTTGGGTTGAACGTGAAAACTGACAGCACTAACCAGGATCAACCTGTGTTCTTGTGCAGCCCACGCCAATCAATTGCCTTGGCACCCACCGAGTGTTGAACATCGAACGCCAAACCGAAGCGACCTTCATCCAACACTTTCGTGCGGACGCGAGGATTGCGGCCGAGCTCGCGGATGTAGCCAACTTCGATGGTGTGGCCATCGCCGGGGGCCGACATGAACCAAGTCGTCGCACTGCCGCTGTGGCTCGTGCCGGTGTTGGGATCGACAACGCCATTGTCGAGCCGAGCATCCGAAACCACCGTCAGGTTGGACATGGCATTGGGGTTGAGATTTGGCTGATTGGTGGTGTTGCCGCCAATCACCAAAGTCGAGTTGGCCAACGCCCAGGCAGTGGCTTGCAGGTCAGCCGGAACAATCAGGTATTTCGCCATCAAGTTCAGGTTGACGCTGTTTTCGGTCTGCTTGCGAACGTCTGCGATGGCAGCCGCCAGAGTACCAATGGCAAGCGCCGAACTGGTGTTTAAGTTACCGTGGTTGGCATGGAACAAAGTCGTTCCGTCAGCCATCGCGGCGTTAGCGAGCAGAATCGCATACACCAAGTCAGGACGCAGGCGAGCGGCGGCACGACCGAGAGCCACTGGAGAAAATTCCTCCAACGCTCCGAACGAATCATTGATCAGATCCTGCTCGTCAACCACGAACTGGCGAGCGTACTCAGAAACCTTGTAGGTCTCTTGGTAATCGCTGGCTTTCGCGTGATCAGCTTCCTTGCCTTTGGCTCGCTTGGCGAGATTTTCAAACGCCGTCATGCGAGTGCGTTCGTTGGTCAGGTAGTTCGGCACCAACCGCTCATTGGTCCAGCCCGCCGTAGTGTCAGGGGCCTCTTCGTAAGAGCCGACCATAATGGCAGAAAACGACGTCGTAAACACGCCAGTCATCGTCAGCTTGGAAATTGCCATCGACGAGCGAGCTTGCTGAACCGCGTGGGCGATACCCGAAGCGGTGGGTTCGGCTTTGATGCCGTCCAAGGCCAAGGCGTGGCGACAAAGCTCAATCATCGAATAGCCACGCAGGCGATTGCCGATGTCGACAGCACGACCAACTTCGGCATCACTACCGGCATTGCGGGTCCGCGTTGAGCCGACGACCTCATCGTAAGCTGGCCAACAACGAGTTGGGTCATTGATGCCTTCGCGAAGCATCAAGGCGGCAACCAATCCGTTGCGGTCCACACTGCTGGCGACATGGCCAGCGGGGGCACGATCCAACGCACCGCTGGCAACATCCATGCGGCTGCGTTCGCGGTGATATTTCAGGAAAGTCTCTTGAGCGGTTTCCAGCGACACGCCTTCGTCGATCGCCTTTTGACGCATCCCCGATGGGACGTTGGCGACTTCGGCCAAGTCATTGATTCGCAAGATGCGGCTGCGTTCGGCCTGGGCGGCTTCGCTTCGCAGTTGCTCTGCGTTGGGCTCATTAGTGCGAGTTTCGGAAACCTTCAAAACGGTTTCCACGTTGCCGCGGGTTGCCTCATCCACTGCCGGAACAGCAGCAGTGACCTGCTCTTGGGTCGTGCTCATTCTTTGGGTTTCCTTTTCCGCCTCAGAATCGGGGAGGCTTGCCCGTTGTTGGAATTTACTGCGAATCAGCGCGTTGCTGTCCGCTCCGATGGGTGTCAATGAAAGCTCGTGAACACGCCAATCGGTGGTCACTCGCAAGGTTCGTTCTTGGGCTTTGTAATTTCGCCCGTTGATCGTTTGGGATTCTCCGGCTGGGATGTCGACGTAAGAGCGGACTTGATAGCCGATGGAAACGGCGCGAATGTGCCCGTCTTGCAGGTCTTGCCAGAGTTGTTCGCGGTGGATATTTCCTTCCACGGCACGACCGACAACACCGGTTCCGATCCACTGCTCACCCTCGCGGCGAAAGCCCGTGGCGGAACCAATCACGGAGTTGATTCCGTTGTATCGCTGGTGATCATCGAGCAGCACGACCGACGAAGGGAATTCGCCGCCGCGGGCAACAAGAATCTCGTCGATGATGTCATAACTGCGCCAGTCGAAGACCTGGGCTACCTGTTCGGTTGCAACGACAGCCTCAAAGCTCCGTTTTTCAACATCGACACTCGCTGAGCGGACCGACAATTCACGCAACGTCATGTCACGGGTTTCTTCAAGCAGATTTTGCACCGGCTAACTCCTTTGCTGCTGGTTCGCTGCCTGGGGCGGGGACTGTGCCTGACCCGCGATTGATTGGGGCGGGAGGCAAATTAGCTTTTTCAAGCTGTTTCGCTTCACGCTCGCGAGCGAAAACCACTTCGTCAAAATCTAAACCGAGCGAAGCCGAGTAGCCCGAAAGCGGCATCGCGCCATCTTCGACGGCCATGCGGTCGGCTTTGCGTTGCTTCTCAGGGTTCACGTAGGGCGGAATCTCCCATGTGTGCCGGAAGCTGTATTTTTGGGGACGCCTCACGCGGCCATTGATGACAAGCTCTGTGATGACTTGTTCGATCAGCTCATTGAGGGTGCGGCGTTCTATCCACGACTGCAAAGATTGAATCCGCCGCAAATAAACAGCACCGTCATAGTGTGCTGATGCAAAATTACTGTCTGCACTGGACAGCAGCACCATCATCAACGGCATACCAAGCGACAAACCGAGTTCGCGCAATCGCTCGTGGCGAAATTCGCGGTATTGTGCGGTTGGCTGTGTTGCGGCCGGTGAAGACCATCGCCAGCCCATAGGGGCAGCGTTCGCTTGACCAAGCTCAACGCAAATTCCTTCTTCCGGAATCGGCGAAGGATCGATGACAGATTCGGGGCTCCAGGCTTCCAAGAATGGCGTGTTGGATGCGATCTTCTTAGCCGCGTCCATGACGTAGGCGTCGTACTCGCGCAAGTCGGCAACCGTGTCGAGGCACGGCCACAAAGCCGGATAGCCCGTCAACTGCTCGGGCTCGTCGGCAATAAATCGATGCTGAACAACGCTTGCGGGCAATCGCTTAGTTTCGTAACTGCCCAAGCCGAGTGCGGCCTGCTTGTAGTTGGAAACGTGATAGCCGAGCGGTCGACCAATTTCGTCGACTTCAATACCAAACATCATGTTTGGCGTGTACGTGCTGCCGACGGGATTCTGCAAACGTCGTGGGTGGATCGTTTTCCAGCCAAACGTAACCGCCCCTTGCCGATTGACGTTGGTGAAGACGTTGATAAAACTGCCCGCCAGATTGAGCATTCGCACCCATAGCCGCAAGCATTCCGTGCCGGAAAGCACGCCCGCGGGGTCTGGCATTGACCAGACTTCTGCCCATGACTGCTCAACAATTTCGTTGAAGCGTTCATCCTCGGAAACGACCTGAGTTCGCGGCCCACTGCGGCCAACGATGTCAGTTTCGAGAGTCGCAATGGCCCCAGAAACGATCGGATTGATGGCGGCTTCGTTGGCACAGCGGGCCATCATCGAAGGCAAGTCGCTCAAGTCGACGTTGATGGAGTTGCTAGATGCACCGTGCCAAGTATGGCGATTGAGGCGATTGAGAGAGGTTTCAAAGCGGCGAATCTGCTCGCCAGCCGTTGACTCGCGTTTTTCCAGCAGGTTTTTATTGCGCACCGGGTTGGCTGGTCGCTGAACGCGCCGCTTGGCTAACATCCTTTTGGTGACGTTGCTAAACTTCACAATCACAACTTCCCGTGCAACTTGAACTGCCTGTCGTGCGGCCGTAGCTAATCGGCGACCGCATCAACTTTCCGCTCGCCCCACTGCGCCGCAGTCGCACTTCGATTCGCTGCGTCAACTGCTCGATAGATCGCCATTCAATGCGGAGCGTGTCCTTCTCCTGATTGGGAGTGGTGTCGTAGATCAACCGCATGGCGTCGATCTTGTCGAGAGCCAACGAATAGTCAGCCGCCTCGAAGGCGTTAACTGCTTCAAGGCGTAGGCGCGCCATCCGTTCGGCCATCGAATCGCTCATACGTGCAGCATAGAGGCTGCGAGAGCATTATTGAGCGTAGCAATTCCGCCAGGCGGAATCACGTTACAAAAATCACCTAAGTCTATCCCATGCAATCTTTGCGTTGTCGCTGAGTGTTCCTGAGTAAATGCCCTGCATCGGAATAGCAAAGGGTGCGTCAATAGTTTTGCGCATGACAACGAACAGCATCAGATTGTCAGCTAGTTGGTCGCGATGCTTGAGCATCAGAATTTCTTCGCGAGACTTCAATTGATGCCATGTCTTAGACGCTAAATGCTCCGTGGCGATGAATTCAATCTTGTAGTTGTTCGCGACTGCCAAATCCCAAAACAGTGTCGGCTGTAAGCAATAAAAACCATGATCGACCCAGCCTGTGAAAGGCGATTCGTGGATCAGTAAGCCGCCAACGGCGCAGGCGTCGTGCATTGTTTCAAAAACTTGGGCGATGTTAAAAACATGCTCGGCCGTGCCGTGGTTGTAGACGACATCAACACGGTCGTTTGTGAATGAAATCGGCTTGTTGAGGTCATGTTTCAGGGCATTTTGGCCATGCATATCGATAGAAATGATCTGTTGCGGCTGGAATATCGCCTTGTATATCAGCTTGGCGACGGCAAATAAGTCGGTTGGGTCGCAGTTCTCACCAGCATCGCTAAACACAACCGCAGGATCGAAGTCGCCATAGTAATTTGCTTCACCGATTTCAAGTATGCGGCCTCCTTGCGGAAGTATCCCACGGCTTTTAAGTGACTTGAGTATTGCGTAGTGAGTTGCGGAAATTGCCATTGTTTATTCACTCCGGTTTAAGTGGCAGTGGCAGCCAGTGAGTAATTAAATGCTGTTTTGGCATATCGTCCTCCCAGTCTAAACTCCAGATGATTTGCTTATCATAAGTCTCTATTCGTGCTCCGGTCATCCACATACCAAACCCGTCGCCCCGCGTGGTGGCGGGAACGTGAATCAGGTGATTGCACTTTGGGCAGCGTGCTATCTTGCCGCTCTCGCTATCGGCTGCATGGCCAGAGTAGTTGCACGTTTTGCAGTTTACTGGGATTGGCATTGCGGCTCAGGAGGCATGGGAAGCCAGTGTGTGACCAAAAACCCATCGTTGTCTTTTCCGTAAACGCGCCAGTGGTATCCATCTGTTCTTTTCTCCAGCCAGCCAATCCGCCAACCCGAAAAATAATCTTCCTCTTCGGGAATCATTTCAAACAATAACTTATCGCCGGAAGTTCCATCGATAAGCTCTGGCAATCTCTCGCTCACTGGAATCGGACGCGGCCACTCGCACGCCGGCGCATTTAATTCTGGCACGTATGTAAATGAAACTGAGTCAATTTAAGGCTGTTTATTGCCTTCCATCACTTACCTCACTAACCATCTAAACTATTCTTCTAGCACCTGAACCGCGGCATTCGCACACCGGGCATTTGTAGTATATCACACCACCAGATTTTGAACGGCCTTCGTCGTGCATCGGCTTGTTGTGAACGGGGCAAATTGGGATTCTTTTCACGACGTAATGGACCACCTGGGCTGCAACTCTCGCTGGCGTGATCGCCGTAAATCCCTTCCCGCAGAAGTTGCACTCAAACCGTCCGCCGCGCAGTTCGGTATTCTCACACCCACATTGCGGGCATTCTGCGCCTTCAATCTTTTGCAGGTCGAAACTCATTTCCTACCTAACAATGAAGCGTAGAAATTGGGCTTGCTTGCCGTTTCCGTCGCTTCAATTTCTTTGCTTTCTTGCTGCTCTGGCTCGGGTGCTTCGCATTCAATCAGCCGAAATCCCACTGAATCACCAGCAGCGCAGGCCATCGCCGCCGAACTGGCCGAGGCCGAACACGCCCTGCTGCGCGCCGAGACAGGCGTCGAGTACGCCCAGGCGCTGGTGACGTACAACAAGAACCGCGTCAAGCGCCTAAAGGCGTACCAGACGCCAGTGGAGACAGCATGACTGAAAACACATTCCCAGAAGACATCGGGCCGCACACACCCGGCCCGTGGAGATGCCATAAGGGTAATCACGGAGAGTTTCTTGTAAGCTGCCAGTCGTTCGGGTTTGCGCCGATAGCAAGAGTTAAGGGCGACAAGAGGTCAACGCTAAA